AGTAAATGTTTACAAACACGAGATGCAAAGGAAAGGGTAGGACCACTGGGAAGTGGCTCTGAACCGGACTTTGTGGTGGGATTAACGACCCCACACCCCCTCACGGCAACTGAATCGTTGAGTGAGAAGGCCGCTGCCCCAGAATTGTGTAACTGGAGCAGAGCTGAGAGCTTTCCTTCGAACAAGAAGATGTGCTCGCCGTTGGCAAGCGGAGCAAGATTGCTAGTCCCCGTCAGTATTAAAAACAATGATCTGTCGACCTATCGGTTGAGGCAGAAGTTTGTTTCTGATGAGGACTGCACTAGTTGTGTGGGATGCATAAACGCCATTATCGAACTGTACGAAATGTTTGGTATTGGACCGCGAACACGTGGTACGTACGAAAAGTATCATAAGCAAGCGAGAAATGCATTGACCCGGCTACTGAGTTATGTAGCTAAGAATGGAGCGGGAACCTGGATGGCCTATATGAAATATAAAATCACGGCCGACTTCAGTCACTCTGAGTCTCAACCCATACCGGCGAAACCGGTTGGCTTTGATGAGAGAGAGACGACACCTGGTATTATACTCAGGGGTCTCTATCAGACCAGAAGGAAAAAGATGACAAAGTTAAACAGGCGCTCACTTAGTTATAGTGTACTCATGTCCAAGAAAGGAATGCCGAGGGCAAACGCCGATCTGATTCGAAAGGCTGAAGAGAAGACATTGGAGGCTTTGACCACTCCACCCGGCCCGCTTCCGCGGGATATGGTGATGGATGGTGCAAGGGCCTACCACTTCTTGGATAAGGCCTCAATGATTGAACAACTGGAACGGACGGTTGACGAGATGTTTGGAGACTTACAGTTACCTGTTGAGGAACTGTCTAAGCCATTCTTTCCGTCAACGTCAGCGAACTACATGCGCAGTCGCTCCGAATGTGGAGCAGTGGGAGAGCTTCTTGAAGAAGTCCTACGTGACTGTGTGCGTGAAGAATTACTAACATTTCGATATGTTACAGTTGATTGTTATCATGAGCAGAGTAGAGTGTTTGGTCCTTTACGAGCTACAGAGCAAGAGTCCCTTGACGCCCTCTTTGAAGAAGGGGGTGAAGAGGTTTTGACCACTCTGGGTGTTCATATGGACGGTAGTCGATTAGAACGACGATGGAGGAAGATGTATTGGAAAATCTTCAAGTTGGCGATCAATGAGGATCCACTAGTAGAACCTGTAGGTTTGGCTGAAGCTCTTAAGATCAGAGTTATAAGCAAGGGCCCTGTGTATTTGTACACAGCCCTAAAACCTATTCAGAGATTCATGTGGACGGTTCTGAAAAGGAACCCGGTCTTTGAACTCATTGGGACCCCAGTTACCGAGAAAATCATTACGAAATGTCTCGGGGATATGAACCTTTATCCAAAAGATGTCATAATTTCTGGCGACTATAAGGCCTCGACTGATAACCTACATAGGTGGGTGTCGGAGGCAATCGCACGGAGAATAGCATTCTGTTTAAGAAAGAATGGCCAATTTAGTGACATATTGGAAGAACTTTTGGTTCGTTCCCTGATTGATCATATATTCGTTGATCGGGATGGGTGTCGTTTCGCGCAGAAGGAGGGGC